CTATTGTAAATGTTGGAGGTGTGGCTCAGTTTGACAACACGGCAAGTAATTGGATTGATAACACTACGATTAAAATAGCACTAAAGTATGCGGCTAATGATTTTGCTCTTTGGGTTAATGGCGTAGAGGTTTTATCTGATTTAAGTGGCTCGACTTTTTCCGACGGGGTTTTGACTAGGTTTGGTTTTGATGCTCCGAATGTTGCCCCATTCTACGGCAACGTAAAACAACTAAACGTATTCCCAACGGCATTAAACGATACTCAATTAGAAAACTTAACGTCATGATAATTTTTAGAAAATACAGTTTTGGCAGCAAGGGAGCAGCCACGACAAAAATAAACGCTTTGCCACACGATGAGGAAGGCAACCCTATTCACGGACACGCCATAGTCCATCTCGGACACTTGGTAGAGCAAAAGGGAACGTATGACGAGGAAGGCAACGAGGTAACACCTCCCGTTATGAGTTCAACCTACCACATTGACGTATTATGGGATGGAGAACCCGATCCGAGTTGGGACAATCAAATGGTATGGTGTAAGCCCGTAGGCGTTCACGTTTTCGGATCGAGTAGCGCAATAGCAGAATGGACGGAGAAGTGTAAGGAATTACATCCTGAATACTTCCCTGAACCAAGTGAGGAGATATGACCGTAACGCACCGAAAGAACCGACACTGGGCAACGTTGAGCAGTCGGATCAATGTACTTCGATTATTGTGGAGCAAATCGAAGCAGGACCAATACACCTTGACCTTTGACAAGTCGTGCCTATCCGCTTCGAAGAATGCCTACAATAAAATTCTCGGAACGTCACAGTACTTAAACCCACGCAAACGGTCGCTTCGACTTGCGTGGAAACCAGACGGAAACGGAAACATCTCAATCGCAGAGATGCACGAGGTGGACTATAAGATTCAGTTTCGGGTGTTGGGTCGGGTCGTTCCGGGTAAGCCCATAACGGTCGATTTCAGAAAAGTTTACAAATTCGAGTGGAATACACCGTATTTTGGCGGTAACGAAACTCCGAACATGACGATAAAATATAGCATCAAATGAGTTCAGAAACAATTATCACCATTATAGGCGGTGCAGCACTAACTGGATTTGTCGGATACCTTTGGGACAAGTTAAAGCGATCCGAATCAGACCGAAAGCAAACGCTTGAAGAATTGGTTAAGAATGTGAACGCGCTCGATCAAAGAGTTGACAAGTGCGAATGGGAGATAACCAATATCAAAGAAAACCAGCACCGTCACGATGCGACAACGGATAAGATATTCGGACTGCTCGGAGACATTCAATCCACGCTTGGAGAAATTAAGGAGCGTTTGGCAAAAGTCGAGGCATGAATCTAAAGCGAATCATAGGCGGTGCAGCAGCAACGGGAGCAATCGTAGGCGGTTCGTTCCTTATCGGTGACACTTACTTCAATGATTCCGAGTTTGCATCACCCGACAACGCTCAATCCTACCAATACTTTGACTCTACACTTCGCGCTAAATTAGACACGCTACGACACGATTGGGGGCAACCTATCCGAATCAATTCAGCCGTCCGAACACGGGCGCACAACAGACGAGTGGGAGGCGTGGACGGTTCGAGCCATTCCGCACCGTGTTATTGTGCGGTGGATATTCATATCAGTTCGTCCGAGATGAGGTGGTTCGTGATAAATTGGGCGATAGAGCATAAGATAAACCGAATAGGAGTGGGTAAGACCTTTATCCATCTCGATTTGGACGATACCAAACCAAACCAAGTTATATGGACGTACTAAAAATAATGCAAGACAACCCGATGAAGCCGCGTGAATCCGTTATGGGTTACGCTCGAAGACTATCAAAGAAATACGGTTGTCACACGCAAAGTGTCCGAAAGCAATATTACAATCTAAAACGAAAAAACCAACACACGGCACTTTACGAAGAAGCCGAAAAGAAAGGATTCGATGCGGATTCGGTCAGTTTTTATTGGCATAAGTCCAAACACATTTCCGCAGCTATTAAACCCGAAAAGGTCAGTTACGAGGATTTGCGAAAGGATTTAATCGAAGAACTATCGAACTATTCGCCTATATTCCCGAAAATAGAGCATCCCGTCAATACCGATCCGCACTTACTCGTAATTGATCCAGCAGACGTTCATATTGGAAAGTTAGCAACAGAGTTTGGAACGGGAGATCGATACAATTCGGACATAGCAATTAAAAGAGTGATTGAAGGCGTTTTGGGCGTACTTCGAAAGGCGCGAGGGTATGAGATAGACCAAATACTATTCGTGGCAGGAAACGACATTATTCACACCGATAACACGAAACGAACAACAACGAACGGAACGCCCCAAGATACGGACGGGATGTGGTACGATAACTTCATGGATGCGAAAGATCTTTATATTCGAGTTATCGAGTTATTGCTTAATTACGCTCCAGTGCATTACTGTTTCAATCCGAGCAACCATGATTTTGTGCAAGGGCTATTATTGTCCGATGTGATTCATACTTACTTCCGTAACCATCCAAACATGACATTTGACGTGGACTTAAAGCATCGGAAATACTACACCTACGGGGTAAACTTAATCGGAACTACGCACGGAGATGGAGCGAAACAATCCGATTTACCACTACTTGCAGCGAATGAGAGCGAGGACTGGTCGAAGTGCAAACATCGATACATTTACACGCACCACGTCCATCACAAGAATTCTAAAGATTATCCAGGAGTTACGGTTGAATCGTTACGAAGCCCATCGGGTGCAGATTATTGGCATCACAAAGCTGGGTATCAACACGCACCGAAAGCGATTGAAGGGTTTCTGCACCATCCTGAATTTGGGCAAGTCGCTCGGTTTACGCATTTGTTTTAGGATTACTCTACAAGCCCCAAAAATGCTTTTCTCGTTCCTTTAATAACTGTATTGGAATCATCGTTATCAATCTCCAACCGAAAAAACTCGGTGTGACTGCCCCGATTAAACGAAATTCGAGCCGAATAGGTTGGTAACTTCTCCCATTCAGAGGCAAATTCTTTGAACTTACGCGCAAACTCCCATTTGTCCGCAATAAAATTGACAAGGTCTTGGTTTATCATAATTTTTAGTATATTTATTGCAAATATAAAAAAATCATGCGGTACTTAATCATTCTACTCGGACTTTTTTCATGCACCCACATTGAACCAGTCGAACCCAATCAGCCCGAAACGCCAAGCGTCCTACACACAACGGACGAGATTGGAGGCGATGAGTTCGTGTGGAAACCGAGACGATGCCCATCACAAGATTGGCACATGACGAGTTACTTCGAAGTGGCTGGTGCTGCGATCGGAACAAACGAGCCAACACAAGTTCGGTTATTTTGCGATTCGGGATATGTTCGAATGACGTGCGATTATCTTCAAATCAACACGAATGACACAATCTACATCGTGACGGACAGAAGCGGATTCTACAATATCGAAGCCGAAAACTTTGGAAGTGGGTTTATGTACTTCCAACTCGACACGATTAAGATATGGGGAATTGATTCGGTTCGGATTGAATCCGTATCTTTGCGCTTATGATTCGATTCATCATCATATTTGCACTATTCTTGTGCAGTTGTTCCGCAGAATGGCACTTGACCCGTGCAATTTTGAAAGACCCGACAATTATTGAAACGGACACGATTCACGACACCATAATAACACAAGGCCAGTTTGCAACCGATTCGGTGCGATTACCGCAGTTAAAGCCGTGCAGTCTGAACGTCACCATACCAGTCGATACAAATGGCGTTAGAGGTCAAATATACGTTCGAGGCGAATGGATTCGGTACGAAGTGGAATGTCCTGGAGACACCTTATATAGAACCGTGCCTGTTGAGAAAGTAATTTATCGAACCAAAGAAGAACCGTTTTGGGCAAATTTGGAACGGATAATATACGCATTGGCCGTGTTGGCTGGACTTCTTCTACTTATGCGATACCTACCCGACCGAAAATAATTGTAAAAAATTTTTCTTGTTGTTTGCATATGTGAAAACTATTCACGTACTTTGTCGGAGTAATAATTTAATTCTAATACAATGAAAACACACTGGAAAAAATTACACAATCCGCATTATCTCGGTTCGCACGACCTACTCGATGGCGAAACGACTAATCCCACCATCAATGCGACAATTACCAAAGTCGTATCAGAAGAAGTCACGGGGTCGGACGGAAAAAAAGAAGTCTGTTCCGTAGCGTATCTGAAAGGAAACAAGCCGATGATACTCAACGTAACCAACTCAAAGGCAATCGAACGACTTTGTGGAAGTCCATTCATTGAGGATTGGACGGGTGTTGAAATCGGAATAACAGTAGAACAAGTCCGCGCGTTCGGACAAACAGTTGACGCGCTTCGAATTAAATCGCCTAAGAAAAAACCCGAACTGAAACCAAACACTCCGCAATGGGACAAAGCGGTCCAGTTCGTTCAAGGTGGTGGCAAGGTCGAAGCGATTCAGAAGAAATACACCATTTCAAGTGCTAACCTAAAAACTTTGACCAATGTTTAAGATAAGAGCATCACAAGCTGGAAAGATAATGACCAATTCGCGTAAGAAAGGGGAGTTATCTAAGACCACACAGAGTTACCTTCAAGAGTGGTTAAAGGAATCAATCTACGGGCAACGTAAGGAAATCGAATCGAAATACCTTACAAAGGGAATCGAAGTCGAAGAAGATGCCATCGAATTGGCTGGGGATCATCTCGGTTGGTTTATGCCCGAAAAGAACGAGAGGAACTTCGAAGACGAATACTTCACGGGAACGCCCGATGTGATTCTGGGCGATACGGTTATCGATATTAAATCCCCGTGGGACTGCTTCACCTTTCCTTTATTCGACACGGAAATCCCAAATAAGGACTACTACTATCAACTTCAGGTTTATATGCACCTGACGGGCCTTAAAAAAGCCCAACTCGTTTACGTTTTGATGGACACGCCAACGGACTTGTATGGGGCGAATCAGATCAGCTACGAGAACGTTGATACCAAGTACCGAGTGAAAGTGTTTGACATTATTTATAACCAATACGACATCCAAGAATTACAGAATCGTGTCGAGGAATGTCGCAACTATCTAAATTCTTTATTATGAAAATCCAAGAAGTAAACATTTCAGCTGGGTTCAGCAACCGAATCCAAGCCCACACAGACGATTTGACTGCAATCATTTCGGGCGGTGAGGTTAAATTCACGTTGGAGGACATCGACATCCATCCAGAAGAAGTCGAGCAAGTCAAGAAGGTTATGGACTTAATCCATACCATAAACGGATTGATTAACGAACATAACCGATCGCTATGACCCTAATCGAACAACTATTCAACGAACTTGAATCGGGGGCAATGCGTATCGCTCCAGAAGTGAAAGAGAAGTATCTCGAAAGGGAGCAAATTGAATCGCATCGAATCAAGGAAATAATGGGCATCAGTATTGATCAAAAGAAGGTGACCATTAAGAATATTTTCGATGTAGTCGCTTCGATTTGTGACGTGGAGAAAGAAGCAATGAAAAGCCGTGACCGGCACCACAAGGTATCATTTGCTCGGCAGATATTCATGTATCTCGCATCGGAACTAACCGAACATTCTGATACGGTTATTTCGGCCTACGTCAAAAGGGATCGGGTCATGGTCGGATATTCGAGAAGCACCATCCCAAGCGCAAAACAATACGGCACGGAATGGGAGCGAAGATGTATTGCTGAATGCGAGGAGATATTGACATTAAAAACCCCACATTAGAACGTTTGCCGTTGTCGCGGTAAGGGTAGGGCTATCCAGTCTCCAGGAGTAGATTAAGTCGGGTGGGGTGCGTGTAGAGGCGTTTCATAACCGTTATGGATGGCAATTGACACGCCCCGAATCAAAGCGGTTCGGGGTTTTTTCTTAAATTTATGATTATGAATGTATTATCACTATTTGACGGTATGAGCTGCGGACAGATTGCACTCAAAGAACTTGGAATAAAAGTCGAAAAGTATTATGCGTGTGAAATCGACAAACACGCCATTAAAAATACCTTGCACAACTTCCCAAATACAATTCAGATTGGTTCGGTCACGGACGTAAAGGCATCGGATTTGGAGCGAATTGATTTAATCATTGGCGGTTCTCCTTGTCAGGGTTTTAGCTTTGCTGGGAAGCAATTGAACTTTAACGACCCGAGAAGTGCGTTGTTTTTTGAGTTTGTTCGGTTGGTCCAAGAGGTGAAGGCAATCAATCCAAATGCAAAGTTTTTATTGGAGAACGTAAATATGAAAAAGGAGTATTTGCGAGTTATCAGCGAATATCTCGGAGTTTTTCCCGTTCGTATCAACTCTAATCTTGTTTCGGCACAGAATCGAGACAGATGGTACTGGACGGATATACGGACAAAAGAAACTGGATTGTTTGCAGAGAAATGGACGGATATCCCACAACCCAAAGATAGAGGGATATTATTGAAAGACGTTTTGGAAGATGAGCTAGACGATAAGTATTACTTGAGTGATAAGGCAGTAGAAGGTCTGTTAAACCATAAGAAACGAGCCGAAGAGAATGGATGGGGGTTTGGTGCAGCTTTACCAGAAGGTAACGATAAAATGAATGCATTAAAGGTAGGAGGTAAAGGCAAGGATGATGTTGTTTGCGTAGCTATGCGTATTCCCGAAGCAACATCAGCTGGATATATCGAAGTGAATCCGGGAGAATGTGTAGATATGGAACACCCTAAATCAAAAACGAGACGAGGGCGAAAAATGACTGACAAGTCGAACTGTTTGATGGCTAAAAAAACCGATTTTATGCAGTACACAAAAGACTTCAAACTCCGCAGACTAACCCCAACCGAATGCGCTCGACTTCAAACCATACCAGACTGGTACGAATGGATCGTGTCCGATACGCAACAATACAAAATGCTCGGAAACGGTTGGACGGTCGAAGTGATTAAACACATATTCCAATACCTTTGACAAAGAACCGATCCGATTTGGGTCGGTTTTTTTTGGTTTTTAATTGGAAAGGGTTATATTTGTATTCGTAATGCGGTCAGAGGCTTACGACATTGTTTTAATCCCCTATTGTTTTTGGTTTTCTCTGACTGCCCCAAATTCGATAGGGGATTTTTAATTTTACACGAAATGGATAACGGTTGGATAAAACTTTACAGGAATTTAATAGATTGGGAGTGGTGGGACGATCATAATGCATCCCGGCTTCTGATTTATTTGTTGTGCAAAGTGAACTACGAGGAAAAGAAGTGGAAGGGTATCGTTATCAAACCAGGTCAAATTGTTATGAGTTGGGACGGATTAAGTAAGGGTATTGGTTTAAGCGTTCAAAGTTGCCGAACTGCCATGAAAAAATTGGAATTGTCAAACGAGGTAACAAGAAAAACAACAAACCGTTATCAACTGGTAACCCTTGTAAAATGGGAAAAGTTGCAGGAAATAAAAGTTAGTCCAAGTGGCAAATCAACAAGCAAACTAACAAAGAAGCAACAAGCAACTAACAAGCAACTAACAACAACTAAAGAAAGTAAAGAAGATAAAGAAAGTAAAGAAGTTGTTAGTATACGCGGAAAAATCCCAAAGTTATCAGATGTTATTGCTTATGCAATGGAAAAAGGAGTATCAATACAACTTGCAAAAGATGCTTTTGAATATTACGAAGATATGGCATGGGAGGATAAAAAGGGAGAACCTGTTCAGAATTGGAAAAATAAGATATTAAATAACTGGTTTAAGGACAGAAATGGAAATCTTAAAAAAGAAAAACCCTCCCAATCCGAACCGATTCCACCATACCTAAAAAACCGATTATGATAACCCTAAACAACAAAGAACTCGAAGCGAAGGTGTTAAGCACAATACTTTTCAGTCCAAATGAACTCAACGCGATTCTGCACGACTTCCGACCTGATAGCTTTTACTTCGAACCGCATAAGGCAATCGCGAAGCAAATCTTGTCAAGACGAATCAAAGGCGAACAGTTTGACGCGATGGTAATCGGAAACGATTTGAACGTAAAAGGCGAGTTTATCAGTCAGGATCAAAGCGACTGGATTCAGTACATCATGATGATGGACCAATATGCTGGAGGTGGTGCGAATCTTCCAACGTGGAATCTTGAAATTAACCACCTTGCGCAAAAACGTCAATTTCGCGAGTTAAGTTTGGGTTTGTCAGATTTGGATTATTCCGAACCGATTGAAACGCTAATTAGCGAAACGGGTGCGAAGATGGCAAAGATAACCAGTCTAAGCCCGAAGCGCACCGAAATAAGCGTTCGAGATAGTTTACCGAAAGTGATGGATATTATCAACGGAAAGGTAAGCGCAGGACTTCGAACGATAAACACAAAGCAAAACAGTATCTTCCAACAGAAGCCGGGAGATTTAATAATCACCGCAGCCCGTCCCGGAATGGGTAAGACCGCAGAAATGTTGCAAGAAGCGGTTCAAAAAGCCCGAATGGGGTTAAGCGTTCGGATAGTCAGTAGCGAAATGACATCGGTCGAATTGACCAAAAGGTTAGTGGTTCAGATGGCAAAGGTCAACAACGAACACATTAAGCGCGGTCAGGTCGATGAAAACGAAATGGAACGAATCAATAAGGCAGTAGCTGAATTAGAGCAATTGGATATTTCAATCGACGAATCGACTAACTTCGATCAAATCCGAATGAATTGCCTAAGCGCATACAACGTGAAGAAGTTTGACTGGTTGGCGGTGGATTATTTGCAGAGGTTATCAGGTGGAAGTGGGGATAGCCCAAACCACCGAATCGGGAGCATTGCGAAAGGATTTAAGAACTTAGCGAAGGAATTGGAGATACCTGTTTGGCTACTCTCCCAACTTAATCGGGGCGTTGAAACAAGAGGTGGAATGAAGATTCCTACCTTAGCGGACCTTCGGGAATCGGGAGAGATTGAGCAGGAGGCAGATGTTATTCGGTTCAGATACCGAGCGCAGTACTACGGATTTGAAACTTGTTCGGACGGATCAACGCCAAGTCAGGGAATGGCTGAAGCGTTTATAGCTAAAAACCGAGATGGGGACACGGGAACGTTTATGGATAAGTGGATTGGGAATCAGATGCGATTTGAAGAAGATTTGGAAGGAAATTGGGATAAAATGCCCGAAGTTAACCACGAAATAGGAGAAGCACCGTTTTGAAAGAAAAGAAGTGCAAAATATGCGGAAACGATTTTAAGCCGTTTAAAACAACGCAAAAGGTTTGTTCGGCATCATGTGCCATAGAATATGCAAAAGTCCAAGAGAAGGCAAAAAAAGCCAAGAAAATACGCAAATGGCAACGGGAGAAGCGAATCGAATTGATGACCCACAAGGATTGGCTCAAAAAATTACAAGTCGTTTTTAATTCGTATATTCGAAAAAGAGACGAGAATAAACCGTGCATCAGTTGCGGAAAACCGTTAAGAGGCAAGTTTGATGCGGGGCATTTTTATTCAGTTGGAAGCACACCGAATTTGAGATTCCACGAAGATAACGTACACGGTCAATGTGTGGAATGCAACAGACACCTTCACGGAAATTTAATCGAATACGCTGAACGTTTGCCGGGTCGGATTGGCCCGGAACGTTTCGAGCGTTTGAAGGAACTCAAAAACGAGCCGAATAAATTAAGCATTCCAGAGATTCGGGATTTGATTGAGAAATATAAAACCAAGATAAAAAATGAGAGTTAAATTTGAAGTAAGAGCAGATTTTACAGAATCAAAACCAGTTATTTATTGGTGTGATTTGCAAATAATACCAAGACAATACGATAGGGTTAATGTAATTGATTTTTTAGATAATCACGATTGGCGTAAGGTTAAGGATGATTCTGATTGTTGGTCAGGAACTAGTGGTGCAGTTGAAGTTGTTATCTTGCGAAAAGACGATACTGGATTTTATTATGAAATATCAGTTTACTGCGAAGATCATAAATAATGAAAAAGATAACCTACATCACCAAAATCGAAAACGGCCGAATGACCCGAAACCGATCGGCTATTTTCAAAGCGATTCAAATCTTTGAAGGCCGAGAACTCGAAATAACCTTATCCCGACCAAAGCGAAAACGCTCGAACAGTCAGAATTCGTATTGGTGGGGCGTAGTCGTACCGATTTATCAAAAGATTTTCAATGATGCTGGACACCTATGCGACAACAATGGAGCGCACTACTTACTTTGCGACCTTATTCGTGAAAACCATCCCGATACGCCGTTATTCAATGAAGTGTTATTGGGAGACACATACGTTAAGCAAACGAAAGGCACGAGCGAACTGACTAAGTCCGAATTTATGGACGTTATCGCATCGGCTCAACAAATCGCATCAGAATGGTTCGGTGCGTATATTCCGGATCCGAACGAGCAACTAACAATCGAGTAATTATAACAAAGTAAGGGTAAATAAAGCCGAATAATGTAATAAAGTAAGGGTATGACCGACCACATCAAACCGAAACACTACCAATCCAACTCAATGGAAGTTTGGGAAATGATGCTCAAAATATGGGGCAAGGAGAAGTTTATTGCGTTCTGCGAGATGAATGCGTTTAAGTACCGAATGAGAGCCGGACTGAAACCCGACCAACCGATTGACCGCGATTTGGATAAAGCGAGATGGTATGAAGAAAAAGCAAAAGAATTGAGATGAATGTTTGCGTATTTGAAAATAAAGATTACCTTTGTCCACATAATCGTTTACTAATCTTAATTTATGTCAACATGAAACGAGTCAAAACAGAACTACTTGAAATGTGGAAAAACGACCGAGACGGTCTAATTGGAGGGATTTTAATCGTCCCGATGATTTACGGATTTCTTTATGCAGTAGCAATTCTTCAAAACATCTTATTATGAGCAGAGAAGCAGAAAACACATTGATGATGCTATTCGCAACGACTGGAGTATCATTCATGTACCTTGCGTATAGTTCAACCGCAGTCAAGACTTGGTCACTCCCGATGGCATTTGCATTAACTATGATCGGAGTAATAGGTGCAATTTTCGCACTTATCGGAGTGAGCCGAATTGTTTGGAACCTAAAAAATCGGAAAAAATGAAAGTTTTTGTGATTACAGACCGAGACGCTGGATATCCGCAACGGGTATGCCGAATCAAGTCGATTGAAGAAATGGCCGAGCAAATAATGATGGAGAACCCCGAAGGTGCGGATTGGGAATACATCGCTCAAGGAACGCACCCCGACACAAAGCATTTCGGAGAGATTCTAATCTATGACGAAGTGCATCGTATTATTGACGAGTACGATGTGGAAGAGTTTGATGTGTTTGAGAAATAAAAAAAATATAAAATGAGAAGTCCAAAAGAAACAGCAGAAGCCATTGAAAAAACAATAACTGAAATATTTAATTCAAAAGAAATTACAAAAGAATGTATTTCAAAAATTTGTAAAAAAAACAATGTAAGCGAATCACACATTAAAACAGTAGCAGGTTTGCAACATATATGACACGCCCCGTACCAAAACGAACAGAACACTATACATTTCTTGAACGATGTGGACTTCCTGATCACTGGCCGATATGGAAGAATCGAAAAGGTCAGGAGTTTATCATGGCCGGAGCGCGAAAAGAAACGGTCGATGGGAAATATAAGTGGTTCGCCCATGTGTTTTTTGTGAAAGGTGGGTATCAAAAAGTGCCGTTCGAGAAAATGTCCGAATATGAAAAAATGCAGTCGGCACACATGGTAGCTGTTGCAAAATCAAAATAAAATCATTACATTTACGAAAATTAAAACCAAACCAATATGGCTAAAATTGTAGCAATTAAAATCGATGTCACGAAGATTGACAAGGAGCGTTTATATAAAGGCGCAAAAGGAACTTATCTCGATGCAGTAGTATTCCTCGAGGACGAACCGGACCAGTACGGTAACAACGGGATGATTACGCAACAAGTCAGCAAAGAAGAGCGTCAAAACGGGATAAAAGGAAGCATTCTCGGGAACGTTAAGATTGTTGGACAAACGGATTCAATCGCTCAACCGACACAAGCGAAAGGCGACACAGAAGATTTACCGTTTTGATTATGACATTACACAAAATCAAACGACACAAATTGGTCGAAGTAGTCCAAACCGATAACATCCGAGAGATTTGCCGACAGTCTGGAGCGGATTATATGAGAACGTGGAGAGCGGTGAAAAAATCGGACGGATTCGTTTATTTGGGGAATCGATACATACTTGAGACATGATCCACCCAACAGCCATAATCTATCCAAACTGCGAGATACACGAATCGGCTTATATAGGTCCGTATTGTATCATAGGCGCACCGCCCGAAGACAAAAAGACATTCCCCGATGGTGGTAAAGGAGTGGTTATTGGAGAGGGTGCGGTATTGCACGGTCACGTCACGGTTGATTCCGGTACAAAAATAAAAACGGAGATAATGGACGGGGCATGGCTTATGAAAGGCGTTCACGTTGGACATGATGCAGTGATAGGAACTGAAGCTATTTTGTCTTGTCACGTTTTAATAGGCGGATGGGTTTGCGTAGGACAATACACCAATATCGGACTGGGTGCAGTTGTCCACCAACGAGTAACTATCCCACCTCGTTGCATGATAGGGATGAATAGCACCGTTATCAAAAAGTCCGAAATGAAAGATGGTGGTAAATACGCAGGTAGTCCAATCCGATACATAGGAGAAAACAGACGATGAAGATAATATACTACACCGCGATGCAAGGCCGACACGACACCGTTCGAATGTGTCTTGAATACAACATGGCGGTGCGAGATAATTTGAAAGAACATGGCGTCGAATTATCGTTCATCTACGGATATACTACTGACGGTGACGACAAGTTCTTAAACGATTGGGAGGTTCACACTTATTTCGCGCCAAATAGTCCGCTTCACGCTAAATTTAACGGAGGAATGGACCTACTCGAATCTATGGATTACGATTGTGTGTTGATGATGGGGAGCGACGATATAGCGGACACGGATTATTATCTTTCGATTCAAAAGCACTACCAAGACTACGACCACATCGCACTCAAAGATATCTACTTCCACGACCGATTGAACAAACGCTCGTATTATTGGCCCGGATACGACAACCACCGAAAAGGTGAACCAGCAGGAGCCGGAAAGGTTTACACCCGTTCAATGATGGAGCGAATCAAACACGATTTATTCCGACCGAGTGTCGATCGTGGGTTGGATCACGGTTGTTGGACTTTGATGAAGCAACATAACGCAAAGATTAAACTCCTATCGGTCAAAACGCACGGTATGGTAGTGGACATAAAAGACACTGATAGCAAGACAAAGTTGCGGAAATTCACTAACTTAGACCGAGCAACACTACCATTATGATAAAATTCGCTATTATTGGTTATGGAAGAATCGGAAAACGTTATCACGGTTTAATCGAGCAACACCCCGACTGCAAACTAACTACAATAATAGACCCGAACCACCCCGAACCGACACTCGATACCGTTGCCGAAATCTTACTCAAACAAATCGACGTAGATTGTGCGGTCATATCCACCCCAAACCACCTTCACACACCTATCGCATTACTTCTACTCGATGCAGGAATAAATGTTATCATAGAAAAACCAATTAGCTTTACGCGAAAAGGAGCAGAAGCAATCCAAGAAGCATCCATAAACGCGCATAGCTTTGTTGTGATGCAAAATCGATACAGTCCAGTATCGAGATGGCTCAAATCAATCGTAAGCAAATTAGGTCGGATTTATACCGTTGTAGTGAACTGTTTTTGGAATAGGGGCAAAGAGTATTACATGAAGCACGAATGGCACGGAAGCAAAATAAAAGACGGAGGAGTGCTATACACGCAGTTCTCCCACTTCTTGGACATTGTTCAATGGTGCTTCGGGAAAATCGATCCAACTCAAGCCACATTCTACAACCACTCACATCCGTATATCGAAATAGAAGATTCCGGAACGGTTCATTTCGACCTACCACAAGGCAAAGGAATTTTGAACTTTTCTACTTCATGCTTTTCTGAAAACATGGAGAGCAGTATCACAATACTTGCCGAGAACGGATCGATTAAGGTCGGAGGCCAATACATGAATGAGGTCGCACATTGCGACATCAAGAACTACCAACTACCCGAAATATGCGATACGACCGAGCCAAACGACTACGGAAGTTATAAAGGGAGCGCATCAAACCACGCCGAAGTAATTCAGAACGTGGTGGAAACGTTGCAAGGCAAATCGAAACCGGATGTATCTATCTCGGATGGGGTTGAGTTAATCGATTCGATTGAAAAGATGTATAAAATAGCGAAATTCAAATAATTTTTGTATTTTAGCGAAAATTTTGTATTATGCCCATACCAAAACCAGTTAGTTCAGAAACACGAACAGACTTTATTGGACGTTGCATGGCCAACGATACGATGAGAGCAGAATACCCTGACAGAGATCAGCGTTATGCCGTATGTGAATCGCAATGGTCAGAGCCCAAAACAAAGTCGTTCACGAACTATCCTAAAGCAGCATCGGACGAGGCACAAAGGGCTATTGACTTCAAGGAAAAGAACGGAAGCGATTGTGGAACAAACGTGGGATGGACAAGAGCGAATCAACTGGCTAAACGTGAACCGATAAGTCTTGAAACGGTTAAGCGAACATATAGCTTCCTATCAAGAGCAAAGGAGTACGATACTGGGTCGTTTACAGACCGTGACGGGAACGAAGTATGTGGTTCGATAATGTATGCAGCATGGGGAGGAGATCCGATGCGTAGATGGGCTGAAAATGAGTTAGAAGAGGATTGAATAGTCAAGTTTTTTCAAAATGGCACACGGAGGAAAAAGAAAAGGGGCTGGTCGTAAACCGAAAGCAGATGAGGTCAAGATGATTGAGCGAATGGATGCCGTTCTTGCACCTACCGAAGTTTGGCAAAAGTTAGCAGATAAAGTAAAAGAAAAAGACGTACAAGCCATCAAAACATGGCTCGGATATAGATTCGGAATGCCTAAGCAAACAGTCGATCAAAATTCAACAGTAGAGATCAAAAAAACTGTATTGGAACAAAGTGACATTGACCAACTAACATCGCTCGATGACGTATGAGATAGCAGTCGATAAGAAGTATCTTTCTTATTACAATTTCTTTCTCGAGGCCTTTAAGGTACTGGAACCACAGACCCCGTTTGTGTCGAATTGGCACATTAAGTTTGTATGCAATGTCCTACAAGCCGAGACGTATCGAATACTTGCAAATAAACCATCCAAAGGCGATCTGATTATAAACGTTCCTTTTCGAACGGGAAAGTCTTACATCACAACCATAGTATATCCAGTATGGAGTTGGATAATCAATCCACACATGGGATTCTTAACCGTGTCATATAGTTCAGCACTATCAACCGAACACGCACGAAAGTCGAGGCAACTGATTCAATCCGACTGGTTTCAGGAGAATTTCGGGCATATTTTCGAAATGACGGGAGACCAAAACGTAAAGAGTAATTACGAGAACGACAAAGGAGGGAAGCGATTCGCAACGAGTACGACCGCAACCGCTACGGGAACGGGTGGAGATGTGATTATATTGGATGACCCATTAAACCCGAAAGAAGCCAGTTCAGAGGTGGAAAGAAGCAGAGCGAACACGGCTTATTCCGAGACGTTCTATTCCCGTACCAAAAACCCACACACGGCCATACGGATAATCGTGATGCAAAGACTGCACGAGGACGACTTGAGTGGATATCTTCTCAAAAAAGAAGGTTATCGGCACATCTGTATTCCAGGCGAGTTAACCAACGAGGTCAAGCCGACAAAGCTACGGGATAAATACAAGGACGGACTGTTTTGGCCGACACGATTCACGCAGAACCTACTCGACAAGTTTAAGGTTGAGTTAGGAAGCGTGGGTTATGCTGGGCAGATTCTCCAAACACCAACACCGCCAAGTGGTAACATCTTCAAAAAAGAGTGGTTTGGAATCGTTCACGAATTGCCACAGAACGCAACGTGGCACGTTAAAGTTGACCCAGCTTATACGAGTAAAAGTGAAAACGACCCAACTGCGGTTATGTGTTACGCGTGGCATGATAATTTTTTGTATATTCGCAACGTGGAAACGGTTCGGTTAGAGTTTCCGCAGTTAGTTACGTTCTTAAAGTCCTATGCGCATAATCACGGACTAAGCCGACAGTCTAAGATTTACATCGAGCCAAAAGCGAGTGGAAAGTCAATAGTGCAACAGTTACGATCCGAAACTGGTCTGAACGTTTTGGAGGACAAACCACCGGAACGAGACAAGGTAAGCCGAGCCAATGCCGTATCTGCAAAAGTTGAAGCAGGTCGGGTCAAGTTGTTAGCAGGGGGATGGAATGACCGCTTTTTAGGAGAGGTTATTCAATTCCCGTATGCAAAGCACGATGACCAAGTGGACGTAATGGTTATGGCGTTAAACGATGAGCAAAAAACTACATTCTTCGCACTATGACACTATTTGATCGAATCAAACAAGCCATCAGCCCCAACAAGCTATACCGACAAATCTACCAATGGATTGGAACCAATACTCCCATATCGATTGAGCAGAACGCAGACGAGTACGTTAGAGAGGCGTATTCTAAAAATGCCTTAGTCTATTCGGTGGTGAGCCAAATCGCATCGACTGCGGCCGATTCAATCAAGCATGTTAAATTCGTCAATGCACAAGGCGAGGAGGTCGAGGATGAAAAACTCCGCCAACTATTTGCACGACCCAACCCACTTCAAGGGCGGTTGGAGTTCTTCCAGCAATTGTTCGGATTCAAATTAATTACGGGTAATTCGTATGCGTACGGTATCAAGTTAGAGAACGGACCAAATGCAGGAAAGATTCAGGAGATGTTCGTTATGCCATCGCAATGGACGGAGATTGTAACGGGCGGACCGCTTCAACCCGTTAAAGGTTACCGCGTGATTATCGGTGAGCAAGGTATTGAGTTTGAACCCGATGAGGTGTGTCACGATAAGTTCCCAAATTACGACTATGACTGGGGGCAGGACCTTTACGGGATGAGCCCAATCCGAGCCGCAGCGAGAGTGGTGGCGAAAAGTAACGAGGCATATTTGGCCAGTCAGAAATCGTTCGAGAACATGGGAGCGATTGGAATCGTGTCGAGCGATGAAAGTCCGAACAGTACGAGCGAATTCACCAAAGAACAAGCATTAGATATCGAACGCAGTTGGTCCAAGAAATATGCAGGAGCAAATAAGCGCGGTAAGTTAGCGTTCACATCGGCACGGGTGAAGTTTATCGACATGGGGTTAAGCCCAGTTGATTTGGGTATCATTGACGATCAGCGTTGGAACTTACAAGATATTTGCCGAGTGTATCACGTGCCTTCGATTATGTTCAGCGACAACGACAGTTCGACTTATAACAACTACGACACGGCACGGAGAGTATTCTTCAACAACGCAGTGCAGCCGCTTGTGAACGGATGGTTGGAAGAGTTCAACCGATGGATAGGCGATTCGTATGGGGTCAAAGTCGAGATGGACTGGAGCAAAATTCCTGAACTGCAAAAGGATCTTAAACTCCAAGCCGAAACGTTCAAAATCGCAGTCGATTTGGGTGCGATGAGTTTGGCGGAGTTCAGAGAAAAGATTGGGCTACCCGAAGTAACCGATGAAGATTTGAACCGATACTTTATGAACGCAGGTCGAGTGCCTTTAGATATTGACTTAAATCCAGACGCGCCGAGTGACTTTTTATAAGGAGATAGACAAGGAGAAGCGGAAGTACGAGCGTAAATACGAGCGTGAGTGCAGACGTATGCTTATGGCGCAGATCCAACCCGTATTAGATTATCTTGAATCTACGGGCGATATGCAGAATCCAGATATGGCCGCGAATAAACTCAACTTCGAGCGAACCAGCGCCTTTTACACCGCGCTTTATTCAGAAGTTGGTCAGCACTTCTCTGCAATGACATACAACGACATCATTAAGCGAAAGGACGTAAGCGAAACGGTTCAGGACAGTTGGCTTAATCAGATACTGAACTACATGAGGTTTACGGCAGGGTATCGCATCACATCCATAAACAAGACAAGCCGAAAGAGAGCAGTCGAATTGATTCGGAGGGCGTTGGTCCAAGCGGAGGAGGCAGGATTGGGATTGGTTGAAACGCGCAACAGTATCGTGAAGTATGTAGGCGATACGTGGCGAAATGATGCGAGATACCGAGCGGAACGAATTGCAAGGACGGAGGTATTGACCGCATCGAATCGGGCGAGTTACATCGGGGCACAAGCGACTGGATTGGAATTGAAGAAAAAGTGGATAGCTGGAGCAGATGCACGAGTAAGACAAACCCACGCAGAGGCGAATGGACAAATCGTTGAGATGGACGAGGCGTTCACAGTCGGAGGCAGTTCAATGATGGTACCAGGAGATGCACAAGCACCAGCAGACGAGACAATCAACTGCCGATGCGTTGTAAGATACATAACAGACCTATGACATCAGCCGAGAAATTCTACCAGCTATTATCGAAACGGCATGGAATCACACCGGACCAAGCCAAAGAAATTAGTATCGACCTACTCAAAGCGAGTTGTTTCAAGAAGAAAGCGGACAAACGGTTCATCGTTGAGGTGGAAGTGCCGAGACGAATCGAGTTGGGTTATTCCGTTACGGATAGCTTGGCGTATGTATGCCGAGAGTTCGACATCGACTTCAACTTAGCCAAGTTTTGGCACTACCGAATGATGGGGATGGATCAATTCTGATTCTCGTAAAAGTAACACAAACACGCAATGTCATACGTTGCGTTCTGAAAATACTCGACTTCGATTTGGAATTGAAGCGGACTGCCTTCAAAGGGATTTTGTATTTCCATTTTCAGTATTCTTAACTATTCATCATGCAATATACGATATTTTCGTAACATGATGAAGTATAAAAATGTCAGTCTTCCCGTTGAGGAAGTGAATATGGATAAGGGCATCGTGACCCTATACGCATCAGCGTTTAATAACATGGATTCGGATGGAGATGTTATCCGTCAGGGAGCATGGACGAAATCAATCAAAGAACGCGGTCCAGCATCGGGCAAACCCCGAATTAAGCACTTATGGATGCATGACATGATGAACCCGATTGGGATTCCTATGTCAATGGAGGAGGACGGTCAGGGTTTACTTATTCAATCCAAAGTTAGCGATGTTCGAAACGGTGACTATTTGAAACTGTACCGTGACGGTGTTATCACAGAGCATTCGGTCGGATTCGAAGTCATTAAGACTGGCGAGAGCCGAAACGAAATTACCGAAGCAAAGTTATGGGAATATTCGTCAGTCACTTGGGGGGCGAATGAGAACACTCCAGTCGTGGGGATGAAGTCGGAGTTTACGCAAAAGGATGCATCGGCACTTACCGAACGGTTAGATAACTTAACCAAAGCACTTCGCAACGGAGACTACACAGACGAAACATTCCACCTCATCGAGAATCAACTCGATATCATAAAGAATCAAATTATATCACTCGCAAAAAGCGATGAGCCGGACAATTTCACTCAAAGCAATTACGAGCCGATTGACCTAATAGAAATTTGGAAATCAATTTAAAGAAAATGGAAGATCAAATCAAAGAGCAGTTGAGCCATATCAAAAATGACCTCAACGCACAAATCGAAAAAGCTAACTCGCAAAGCGAAGTAGCTGGAAAGGTAGCAGCTGAAACAAAGAGCGCAATCGACAACTTGTCGAAAGAGTTCATGGAAAAAGCAGGTGCTAATCAAGAGCTTTTGGATTCACTTCAGTCTGACCTAAAGAAAATGAAGTCAGGTTTACAAGGTGGATTTAGCAACGTAAAATCATTCGCAGAGAAATTGGCGGAAGATTCATCGTTCAAAGCATTTGCTGCACGTCAGTCACGCAACACGAACCCAATCGAGTTGAAAGCGGCTGGAACAATGACAGAAGCGGCTTCATTGACAAACGGAACAAACGTATCGTTTATCGAGCCGACACGCAGAGCAGGTATCATTCCTGTAAAACGTGAGCAGTTGCACGTTCGTTCAGCATTCGGTACTATCCCAATGACTGGAAGCATCTACGCTTATGCACAAGAGACGGCAGTTGATGGCGCACCTACTACTGTAACAGAAGGTAACGCAAAACCAGCATCGGACAATGACTTCGAAATGAAAGAAGCACCAGCTCGTAAGATTGCGCACCACAAGCGTATCTCTGAAGAGTTGTTGAATGACGTTCCTGCATTAGCTGGATTCCTTAACACAGTAGGAGTTCAGGAACTTATGGACGTTGAAGATACTCAACTTCTTACTGGAAACGGTTCAGCACCGAATCTTACCGGATTGAATGATGGAGCATTGACTGACGCTAACTTCAGCGGAACAATCTTCGAAGATCGTTACGCAGCAGGTACTGCGACTTACTTTGACGCAATCATCGCAGCACACGGATTGATCGCAGCAGGTAAGCACAACGCTGACGTTATCATGATGAACCCATCTGACTTCTACTTCATGCAAGGGGAGAAAGATTCACAGGGTGAGTACCTTTACAAGATGTTGACATACGAAGGAAGCATTCCTTTGTTCAACGGAATCCCAGTTGTAACAACAACCGCAGTAACTGCTGGAACGTTGGTAATGGGTGACAGTTCGGCTGCACAAATTGCACAACGTGAAGGAATCTCGGTTCGTTTGTACGATCAGGATCAAGACAACGCAGTTAAGAATTTGGTAACGGTTGTAGTTGAAGAGCGTTTGGCGTTCCCAATCTACTACCCTACTGCATTCTACTACGATACATTTGCCAACACTATCGCGGCAATCGAAAGCGCATCGTAACCGTTGCACTATTGGCTTGGTGGAGGGGGTTAGGTTATTATCTAACCCCTTTTTTTGTTTAATTAAAAGTGAAAAGATGAGAATCAAGAAAACAGTATCTTTGAACGGAGAGACGTACCGAGAAGGCACAGAACCCGTATTACATCCCGAACTTCAAAACAAATTGAAGCAACTTGGGGCGTTCGGTACGGTTCAAAAGAAGCGCAAACCAAAGCGCAAAACCAAAGAACAAAAGTTCGATGAAACTGGAGATAAATTATAGTGGAAGCATTACCGAACCCGTAACGTATCAGGAGGTAAAGGACTATTTGCGTTTGTCCAACGACTTGGAGCAGACGATGATAACCGAAATGATAACGGGGGCGAGGGAATTTGCGGAAGAATATTGTGGACGTGCATTCGTGGCAAAGACAGTCACTCAATACGTGTCTGAATTAGAAAAGGAAGAAACGGAGTTTGACTTGGTAATTGGTCCGATTGATTCAATCACGAGCGTGGAGCGAATTGACGAGGAGGGAAGCGCGACAACGTTGACATTAAACAGTTCGTATTGGTTGACTGGAAATAAATACAAAACGATTCGATTCGCGCAAACGTTCAGCACGGGAGTAGTGACGGATAAGTCATACAAAGCCGTTTACACGACCGAAGCAGACTGCCCGACTATCATCAAACGCGCGATCATTGAAATCGCTGGAGAGATGTTCCAAAACAGGTCATACGCACCGACAGAGTTTGATTTGTTAGGAAGTCAAATAAAGATGCTCGATAAGTATCGCAAAAAGATGTTCATATGATCAATCAATGGGTTGATAGAATAACGATACAACGCGCGACAGTCGGAACGGACGAAATCGGTGGACAGTCAACGACTTGGAACGATGAGACAACCGTGTGGTGTGATGTGAAGGACGTGAAGGGAAACCAACGGGTCGAGATGGAGCAGATAGTGAACGGTCGGCCTTATGTGGTTGAGATGTATAAGGACGATTTCCCGACACTAACCGAAAACGATCGGATTCAGTACGGTGACGAGATACTTAACATCCATAGCATCGAGATCAGTTCGCAAAAGAATAGATTTAAGATAATAGCAATAACAACAAGAAAATGAGAGGAAACGAAATTTATCAGGGTAACACGGCCGAGCAGGTTGACGTATCAGCAGCTGACTATGTTCCAGATCCATTCCGTTCATTCATCGTTCGATGCACTGGCGGTACGGGTGTGATTAAAGTAAAGACAGTTGGCGGTGATGACTTCGAGTGGAGAGTATCGGCAGCAGGTCCGGACGTATTGCACGTCCCTTGCAACCGTATCTACACGACAGGTACGACTTATGACGGAGATATCGATGCTTACCTTCCATGATAACCGTTAAAATCCCACAAGACCAGTTGGCGAACATTCGCAAATCGATGCAAAGCATATCGCAAGAGAAAGCGAAGGCGGTGCAGAGCGCTGTGAAGAAGGCCACAGTTGAGGTTGACGGGGAGGTTAAGGAGTTATTGAATCAAAACGGTACGGGTCGGATTTATAGCATTCCAACCATGCCAGGACAGAAGGGCGGACAAAGACGAACGCACAGAGCATCGGAGGAGGGCGAACCACCAGCGAAGCAGTACGGTTTCTTAGTTGGTGGTATTCGTTGGGAGATACTGGGCAACAAAATGACTGGTCGTGTTCGAAGTCAAGCGAGATATTCAAGAGCGTTAGAGTTCGGATTTGAGCAGAACAATTTGAAACCACGTCCATTTATGCGACCAGCGGTGGAGAGGATCCAACCGAAGTTTAACCAAGCCATAAGAAAGATATTCAAATGAAAGCGATAGTCACAGCGGTTCACGGAAGGCGAGAGGTCACACAGATGTTTGTGGACCATTATCGTAACTGGGACGTTTTGAAAATATGCGTGGCAAGTACAGACGATGACGTTCAGTTCATGCGTGAAAACGGTTGGCACGTTATCCAACATGAGAACCGACCACTCGGAGCGAAATGGAACGCGGTGATACGGTTTGCGTTGGAATTTGAATGGGAGCAATTGATTCAAGTTGGATCGGATGACCTTATGAATCCGAAGTATTTGCAATTCGCGAATCACATCGCATTCGGAGGAATTAAGACGTTGTATTTTTGGGAAAAGGAAAGTGGTGAGTGCATGAAATATACATACGTAGGAAATCGAAAGGATTACATCTTAGGCGCAGGTCGAGTGATGAGCAGATATGTAGTTGAGACGGTTTGGAAAGATACGGAAGGCGAGTTATTCCCTAACCATTACAACAAGGGGTTGGATTCGGGTAGTGAGATGCACTTAAAACTAAGCGGATTCAAACCCGAATTGATTCAGACACCTTACCCGATGATAGTGGACGTAAAGAGTGGAGAGAACATTTGGTCATTTAAGACATTAAAAGACCGAGCCAAAGACGGAACGAGTTACGAGGAGGTCAGTTTGGCAACGGTTGAAAAACATATAACGAAATGAGGCATCCAGCATTAGGCATAGTAAAGGGGGTTTACTCCGCGTTGAATGGAAACGTAACGCTTGGAGGCGAAACGATTCCCGTTTATTCAACCATGCCACAAGGTGTTGATGGGTATTACATTTATATCAGTTCCCTACGAAATCAAGAGGACTATACCAAACAAAACTTCGGTGGCACGGTTCGCTTCGATGTAAAGGTGATCAGCCCTACATTGGAGGATAGCGGATCAAAACTGGGAATGTACGACATCGCATCGCAAGTGATGGAGATACTTCGACCGACACGAGCAGGGAATTTGGCGTTGGATGATGATTTGGAAAACAAACTATTCTACTTAGAGGACAGTCGGGAGTTGGAGGACGTAACGCCAACGGGCAAAAATTATCAGGTGGTTTTGTCGATGCTTTGCGAGTACGAGCAGAACGGAATCGAATCACCTGGAGCATTTTCAAACGGATTTTCAGACGGATTTAATTAAGATATCATGGCAAATACACAAAGAAGTTTAGCGGACGTATTGGCGTTATTACCTGATAATTCAACGGGTCTTATCTCGCCACAAGACGTTCGTGATTCAGTCGTTTCAATCTTCGCAAATTATGGAACCATCGGAACAACTGGAGGCGTAACAACGCAAACCACTAATTCTACCCCGAACACCTTTGATAAGGTGACTCTATTCCAATCGGACGGTATCGATAACGGATGCGTATCAGCCAACGCTGCGCAGAATCAAATTGACGTGAGTGTTGATGGGGTTTATATTGTCTTGTGGGACGTTTCATTCGAAGGCAATAGTAATACCATTTATTATGGCGATATCGAGTTAAACGATGCTGTTGTTCAATTCGGAAAGTGGAAAGCTAAGGTAGGTTCAGGAGGCGATCCCGTTCACGCAGGATGCAGCGCATTGGTAAGTGCAGAGGCAGGTGATAGAATCAGCGCATCAATCGCTTGTGAAGATGCGAGTGCTGACTTTACTCCAGACGAAATGACCTTAACCGTTATCAAAATCGGTTGATTTTCAGTAAAAGTAACAATACAAGCAGATTATCGAATTATTTTTAACCGAATAAAATTAAACACAAATGGCAACAATTAAAGGAGATTTAGTCCTTGTCGAAGCAGGAGGAAACACATACACCTTCCAAACCGATGCAAGTGCAGACCTATCGGCTGACATGATCGACAAGACGACAAAGGACAGTAACGCATACAAGGAGTTCACTCGTGGCGAACGTACCGGAACGCTAACCGTGAACGGACTGTACGACAACTCAACTGGGAACGGAACGACCGATTCGGCACTTCAAGACCTTATCGATGGAACTGAAATCGCTATCAAATGGGGTCAGTTCAGCCAAGTTGGTGAGCAGTATTTGTCATGCACGGCACTTATCAGTTCGGTGAACGTAACTGGACCGAAGAATGAGATGGCAAGTTATACACTCAACTTGCAGTTAACTGGTTCGTTTGACTTTGAAGTCGTAACATAATGAAAAAAATCCAAGCTAAAGTAAACGGTAAGGCGCAAGTGTTCCGTATGGACATGGCTGCGCTTCTTGAGTACGGTCAATTGATTGGGGTGGACGATGTGAATCAGATCCAAATCAAAATGAACTCGGTACTTCAAGGAATAAGCGGTGAAGGTGGAAAGGTTCTTATCAGTTCAGTTGAAGCGGTAAGCAAGTTGGCATTTGTGGCAGCGCGTACCGGAGCGATCTACAACGAGAAGGAACTGGACATCAAAGAGCGCGATATGCTCAATGCGCTATTAAGCGATGAGGGAGGCGATATTGTCATGGCAATAGTAGAGGCAATCAACCAACTGAACGGAGGCGGAATAGCAAAAAAAAAGAAGGCACAAGCGCAGAAGAAGTCATAACAATAGCCGACTTGTATGACTATTGTTGCGGACGAATAGGAATGGAGGAAAGTCGGTTTTGGCATTCCTCCTTTTTTTATGTAACTACCCGAATAAACGGATTCGAAAAGGAAAAGGAACGGGAGTGGTTGCATACGAGAGAAATAATCGCATCGGTTTACAACACGGTGGTTAAGGAGAAGAAGAAAGGGCGCGATTTGATTCCGCTTAGCTTCGACAAGCCAACGGAGCGAATCGAGTTAAGCGATGAACAGAAAAGAATTATTGCTAAAATAGCACGAGCAAATGGCGGACAAAGTAGGTAGCATATACGTTGATATTGGGGCGAACGTTAAAGACTTTGAGCAGAAGTTAAAGTCCGCAACGACCAAACTGAACGACTTCGGGAAGAAGGCGAACCAAATTGGGCGTGACTTATCTTTGAAAGTTTCAACACCAATTATTGGGATTGGTACCGCTGCGGTATTGACGGCTGGTAAATTCGAAAAGTTACAAACGTCACTCGAAGTATTAACAGGATCGGCCGAAGCCGGAGCAAACGCATTCGAGCGACTTCAACAATTCAGCGCATCTACACCGTTTCAACTCGAAGAACTTGTAAAGGCCAATAACACACTACTCGGTTTTGGATTGTCCGCAGATGAAGCGTATAACAGTCTTCAAAACATTGGTGACATCGCAGCAGTATCGGGCGGAGATTTGCAAAACATATCGGTTGCATTCGGCCAGGTAGCGGCCGCAGGTCGTTTAATGGGTCAAGACCTACTCCAATTAATCAACAACGGAGTGCCTATTATTCAGATGTTGGCTGATTCGATGGGAGTTGCAGAGAGCGAAATTAAAGACCTTGTAAGTGCTGGACAAGTTACATTCCCTGTATTGGTTAAAGCATTTCAGGACGCAACAATGGAGGGCGGTAAGTTTGCTGGAGGTATGGAGCGTCAGAGCAAGACTATTTTCGGTTTGTTCAGCACACTAAAAGACAACGTTTCGTTGGCACTTGGCGAATTAGGTAAATCCATATCGGAAAATCTTAATTTATCCGAATTTGTCCAAACCCTAACCAAACGCATTCAGGACTTAACAAAGTATT